TCGGATTTGCCACACCTGAAGATGCTCCGTCTGAAGAACCAACACCTAATGCTCGTGAAACACAGCGAATCAATGCCACTCTTCAAAACGCAAATACCCCGTCTCGTGATGCTGATGCAGCCGCGAAACTGGCTGGCGTTAAGACAAGAGAAGAGCTTGACATGCTTGTTTTTGGTCAGAAGGTAACGGGTCGAGGACGTTAATTTAAACCCATTCGCACACTATACCCAAAGAAAGTAGGTGACACATGGCCAATCAATATACCGACTCAATCGGTTCTACCTCTGGTATTCCAGGGTTAGTACAAACCGCTTATGATCGTTATGTAGAGTTTGCGCTCCGTGCCGTTCCTCTTATCCGCGATGTTGCAGATAAGCGTCCAGTACAGCAAGCTATGCCAGGTTCGTCTGTTGTATTCCAGATTTACACAGACATGTCAGCCGTTACTTCTTCACTCTCTGAAGACGTTGATCCAGATGCTGTTGCTCTAGGTAACACCACTCCAATCACCGTTTCATTGCTTGAATATGGTAACGCTTCTCTAGCAACTCGTAAGCTCGAGTTGTTCTCACTATCAGATGTAGATCCAGCTATTGCAGACATTATTGCCTTCAACATGGCTGACTCACTTGATACAGTCGTCCTCAAGACACTTGTTGGTGGACCAAACGCAATTGCTGAACTAACAGGCGGAGCTTCTGCCCCAGTTTCAACATATGCTGGAACATACACCAATGGAACAACACAAGCATCTATCGATGGAACATCAGTAATTCGCTCACGCGACATTCGTACTGCTGTTGCAAAGCTACGTGCTAACAAGGCTGTTCCACGTCAAGGCGAATACTACTGGTGTGGTATTCACCCAGAAGTTTCATACGACCTTCGCTCCGAAACTGGAGCAGGCGGATGGCGCGATGACCACAAGTACGCTGAGAATGGCGCATCTGAATTTTGGCCAGGAACCATCGGAACTTACGAAGGAGCTATGTTCGTAGAGTCTCCACGTTTGTTCAACACAACAGATGGTACAGGTTCTTCAGGTGCTACAGGTACATTCGGTACTTCTTCTTACGTAAACGCTTCTGGTGGAACACGCGTATTCCGCACACTAGTTGCTGGTAAGCAAGCACTTGCTGAAGCGGTTGCTGAAGAGCCACATGTGGTCTTCGGTCCAATCGTTGATAAGTTGATGCGTTTCCGTCCAATCGGATGGTACGGCGTTCTAGGCTGGGCACGTTACCGTGACGCAGCTTTGGTTCGTATCGAGTCATCAGCTTCTATCCACAACTCATAATTGAGTTAGTTGTTGCCTGCTCCCGCACGTGGGGGCAGGCGGCAACACCCAACGAAAGGTAACGCATGTATACATTTAAGCCGCCAACGGTTGAAGAAGGACCAGCAGGCTTTGGTATTTTATTCTGGCGTTACAGATTACCTCGTGCAAACTCGATCCTTGTTAATGGATCTGTAGTTACTTCTATTCGCACACCAGCAGTTCAGGATACGCAATCTGCGGACTACTGCTATCTAGGCGGGCATGAATATATTATTACCCAGCCAGAATATAACATTCTTTACGCAGCGGGCTATGGCCCTTACATCACAACTTCTTAGGAGCATTGAGTGGCTAATCCAGGCAGATATAACATCAATGTTATCAAGGGCACAACTTTTAATTTAACAACTGTATGGAAGATCAATGCCATCCCAGTTATTATGACAGGCTATTCTGCTGACCTACAAGTTCGTGACGTATCAAATAATCTTATTACTGAAATGTCTACAGCCAACGGCAAAGCAACCATCACTGGTTCTGCTGGCAAAGTTTCATGCGACCTTACAGCAGCGCAGACTAATGCGCTTACCGCTGGAACTTACAACTATGCTCTTAACGTTACCGATGCTGGCGGCACAGTCACACAGCTTCTTAATGGAACATTCCTTGTTGCTGCATCGGTGGTGCAGTAATGGCGGTTAATCAAGACAGTATCTCAACGGTTGAAGTTCAAGTAACTACTAACGTATTTGACGTAGTTTCAAATGAATATCGTGTTATTGAATTAGGTCCTATCGGACCACAAGGCCCTATTGGCTATCAAGGTTTTGCAGGTGTTACAGGCGCAACAGGTGCGCAAGGTTCTACAGGAGTGACGGGAGCACAAGGTGCGGCAGGTAATACTGGTAATACTGGTTCTGTCGGTTCCACTGGTGCCACTGGCCCTACTGGCTCTACAGGCATTACAGGACCAACGGGTAGTCAAGGAAATACTGGTAACACAGGATCAGTTGGAGCAACAGGCGCGGCAGGATCTACGGGCGGCACGGGAGCTACTGGCTCTCAAGGGAATACTGGAACAACGGGACCAACAGGTTCTGTAGGTTCAACAGGTTCAACTGGCGCAACAGGTGCGCAAGGCAACACTGGTAGCACGGGTGTTACAGGCCCTACAGGGCCTACAGGAGCCACTGGCAGCACAGGTCCTACAGGTTCTACAGGCTTTACTGGTTCAACAGGTGCTACGGGCTTTACAGGCTCTACAGGACCTACTGGTCCTACGGGTGCTCAGGGCAATACGGGCAACACAGGAAACACTGGCAACACGGGTAATACTGGTAACACAGGTAACACTGGTCCATCCGTAACAGGATCTACTGGTCCGACTGGTGCTACTGGTGCCACTGGTGCAGGCGGTACGCTAGGCCATTACGGTAACTTTTACGATACTACCACTCAGACCAATGCAGGCGCTACTAGCGCCAACCTTATTACTATTAACACCGATTCTGGCTCAAGTGGCGTAAGCATCGTCTCATCTAGCCAAATTACTTTTGCCTATGCTGGTACTTACTCAGTAAACCTTTTGGGTCAATTCATCACCACTGGTGGTGGAAGCAATTACCAAGTAAACGTTTGGTATGCTCTTAATGGAACTGCTGTGACTCAATCAACCGCAGTCTTTACAACCTCTGGCGTTAACAACCAAGTCCTTGCAAACATTGAAGACTTAGTAACAGTTAATGCTGGTGACTACATCCAGTTCTACTGGTCATCACAAAACACCTATATGGAATTACTAGCAGTTGCTGCTGGTTCATCTCCGACTCGTCCTGCATCTCCAAGCGTGAATCTTCACGTTGAACAAATTATGTACACTATACTTGGACCGACGGGAGCAACGGGTGCCACAGGATCTACGGGAACGAATGGCTCAACTGGATCAACAGGGCCAACAGGAAGTACTGGCAGCAATGGCGCGACTGGAGCGACGGGGGCTACTGGATCAAGCGGGTCTAACGGTGCTACGGGAGCAACGGGAGCTACAGGCTCAGCAGGTGCGGTAGGAACAACAGGTCCAACAGGCCCAACAGGATCAACTGGTGTTGCAGGTAATACTGGTAACACAGGAAATACTGGCTCTGCAGGCGCACAAGGAAATACGGGAAATACTGGTAATACAGGAAGTTCTGGCGCTCAGGGTAATACAGGTAATACTGGTCCTACTGGTAGCAATGGAACAAATGGTTCTACAGGTGCCACAGGTCCAACAGGTGTAGTAACGGCAACTGCCCCAGTTACTTATAACTCAGGCACACAAACTGTTGCACTCAATGTTGGCACAGGACTTACTACTTCAGCAAGTAACCTGATTGTAGATACAACCGTTGTGCCTGAATTGGCTACAACGAATACCTTTACAGCAGGTAACACAATAGCCCCTACCGCTACTGGAGTAGTGCCATTAACTGCAACTACGCCAAATGGCTCTAATGCAAATATTGCTTCCTTTACGCAAGCAGGAACTTCTTACGCATTAACTGTTGACCAGTTTGGTATTTTAAAAACTGCTTTTGGAATTTACGGCGGAACTACTGTTAATTATGGTGCAAGAAATAATTTTGGTCCAAACGGTTCAGCAAATATAATTATTGCTAACAGAGCAGCCTCTGCCCAAAGCGGAGATATGCTTCAAAACCAAAACGGTTCTGGTACACTTATTTCAGGATTTAACGCAGCGGGTCAATTATTTGCTGGTAACACAACAGCAGTAGTTGGTTCTATTACAACTGCTATTTCATCCGCTGCTTATACCTCTGCCACAGTTGCCGTCTTTACCTATGGCGGAACATCGTTAATTCAAGTCGGGCAAAGAGTAACTATCGCTGGTGTTACTGGCGGTACTTACAATGGTACTTGGATAGTGACTGCCGCAACATCTACCACCTTTACCGTAGTAGGTTCAGGATTTACCAACGTTGCTGGTACTGGCGGAACAATTCAAATCTCAGCAGTTGTTTCTGTCGTTGCCCCAACTGCCGCTATTACCCCAATAGTAGTTCAAGGTAATGCTTCCCAAACTGCCAACCTTACTGAATGGCAAAACTCAAGCGGTGCGGTATTGGCAAAGATTGACTCAGCAGGTAACTTGACTGCTGCAAGTTATAACGGTCCAGTTCTTTATACAATTAACAACCAAACTGGTACTACCTTTACTCCAGCACTAGCCGATGACTATTCAATAGTTACCCTTAACAACGCATCTACTATTTCAGTAACTATTCCGACTAACGCTTCCGTTGCCTACCCAGTAGGTAGTCAATTAAACTTTGTTTGGATTACTGGAGCTGGACAGCCAACTATTACTGCTGTTACCCCTGGTACAACTACAATTATTTCAACTGGCGCAACGTCAACTGCACCTAAACTTAGGGCAAAAAACTCTGCTGCAACAGCAATTAAAATTGCTACGGACACGTGGTTGGTAACGGGCGATATAGCATAGTTTGTGCTATAATGCAAACGTGAAAATTGCCGTTTATGCCATTGCGCTTAATGAGATACTTCATGCTGAGCGTTGGGCCAATGCGGCCAAAGGTGCCGATTACAGAATAGTGGCAGATACAGGATCTACAGATGGAACACAAAAAAAGTTACAAGAGCTGGGCGTTACTGTTCATAATATTAGCGTTAGGCCTTGGCGTTTTGATGTGGCGCGGAACACGTCTCTTGCGCTCATACCAGAAGATGTAGATATTTGCATCTACGTAGATCTTGATGAAGTAGTCCATAAAAATTTTTTCCAAGAAGTTCGTAAGCAGTGGGACCCGACAGCGCAAGCTGGTTGGATAACATTTGATACTGGCAGTAAATGGCAAAAGGATAAAATACATAGCCGTTGGGGTTGGCATTGGAAGTACCCCATACATGAGGTTCCAGTGTATTACGCTGAAGGTACTCCAAAGTATTGCGCTATTAAGAACGCGATCATCAGCCATAAGCCAGATGATAATAAATCTCGCGGGCAGTATCTGCCTATGCTTGAGATGTGTGTTAAAGAGTTTCCCCAAGATCCACGTATGTGGACGTACATGGTACGTGAGTACTACTTCTATCGCCGTTGGGATGATGTAATCGCATCTGCCAATAAGCGAATGGAACTAGGTGGATGGAATGTTGAAGAGGCTGCCACATGTAGATGGGCTGCTGAAGCAGCGCACCATCTAGGTAAAGCAGAAGAAGCAACAGTATGGGCTGAGCGTGGTGCTCAGATTATGCCCAATGAAGGTGAACCTTGGTTCTCCGTAGCGCTAGATGCTTACCGCAATAAACGTTGGCAACAATGTTTAGATGCTTCTATCAAGGCAATTGAGTGCCATAGAAGCGTTCACTACTGCTATGACTCATCGGTGTGGGACTGGAAAGCATACGATCTAGCCAGTATCGCATCATGGGAACTAGGTTTTATTGATGAAGCAATTACATTTGCACTTGCTGCATCAAAGGGCAATGGCCCAGAGAATGAACGCGTAGTGCGTAACTTTAAATTTTTTAGACAAGCCAAGGAGAAACATGGCTCTCGGAGATAACTGCCGCACAGGCTGCTTAGAAAAAAATCACGAAACTTATGCCGAGTGCTTGCAATCAAGCAACGTGCACGTCAATGCTGGCGATGCTAACAGCAGCAAGACTATGACTAAGAAGCGCTGGGATGCTGAACTTAATGCATACGCAGGTGCTCGCAAGCAAGGTATTCAACCAGCTGGTACAACCATGAGGGCTGTTGCAGAGTCATTGGAAGCAAGTGACAAACTAGGCACTGCATTTGATGCAGGCACAATGCCAGCCGCAAAACAGATTACCAAGCACAAGGCAAAGGTAATGAAAGAAGTAGGGATAATCTAATGGCAGCATCAAAGAAGGGCATGGGTTTTAAAGCCGCCCAAAAGTCAATCGCTAAAAAGTCTAATGTTTCAATGAAGAGCGCAGGAGCAATCCTAGCGTCTGCTTCACGCGAAGCATCACCAGCAGCAAAGAAAAAAAATCCAAACCTAAAGAAAGTTAAGGGCTAATTATGTGCGCAGAATGTGGTTGCAACGCAACAGCAATTGGTAAGTTAAACGACAAGCTAACTGGCAAGCCAACAAAGTCACCTTACGGTGAATATGAAGGCGTTGGCGGAACAAAGTAAATTGGTTAGCAAGGCAAATAAGGGTCAAGCCAAACAAGCAAAGATAGATTCAATTGTAATTGGTGGTCAAAAGCACACAGTTGTTAAGGCCACCAATGGCGATATTGTTGTTAATCACCCTGGTTCTAAAAAAACAACATTTAAAAAAATTGACTTGACTAAAAAAGCAGATGTAAAAACTGTAGCTGCTGGCGTAGCAGCAGTAAAGAAATGGCATAAAAACCATCCCGCGAAAGGAAAATAAATGGCAAAAGATGATGGTCTATCAACCGTATATCATTTAAACCGCTTGGCAGGAACTATCGTCAACTCAGTGCCACAACTAGACATTAATGGTGCCGCATCTCAATGGGCATTTAACGTCACAGGACAAACCTTTACTCGTGGGATTGATGCTCTTAACGCCATTTATGCTTATCGCAACAGCGGCAAGAATTTTCACTTAGATACTCCTGGTGTGCTTAACGCACTTGCTGGAGTTTATGGCTATGGCGAAGCAGCCGCAGCATCAAGGATCGTGTCCTAATGACT